TTGCAGTTTTATATCTCAAGAGCCGTAAGGCAAAAACTTCATGAAAAACATCAAGTATCAGATAAAGAAATATTTGAATGTTTTTTCAATAGAACACATTCTTTCTTAACAGATACTAGAGAAGATCATCTCACAGACCCCATAACTAAATGGTTTATTTCAGAAACTGACTTAGGTAGGCAATTAAAAGTTTGTTTTATTGAAAGAGGAGTTGAAAGTATTGAGATCAAAACTGCTTATGAGCCATCAACAACAAATGCTATTAATGTTTACTATAAAATAGCAAAAGAGTGTTAATTTCTTTTTTTACCAAAAAAACAAAGACTTAATCTAGATTGATTAATACGGTCATTGTTGAATTACAGAAATTAATCGAGACTAAAAGTGATTAGGAGTAAAGCCATGAGTAACAAGACTCAAAAAATAGAAGGCACAGCATCTAACTGGGAAAATGAATTGCTTGGTAATGATGAGCAATTTGCAGTGATTGCTGAAGATGTTACTTCAGAGTCTGTTGACGATATGCTTGCCTTGCAAATGATTTCTATCAGACTGCAAAAGTCTATGATTCAAGATTTAAAAGATATAGCAAAAGCAAATAAACTCGGAGGATACCAACCTCTGATAAGACGAGTTTTAGAAAGATTCGTCGAAGCTGAAATGAAAGCAATTGCTAGAGAAGCAATGGCAAACACATCAGAAACGGAAGTTTCATACGATAAAGAACGTGCTATCGCCTGCTGATAAATAGCTGGCATCGAACGATAAAAGCCCGCATGCGCGGGCTTTTTTTATACATCTATCTCCACAAATGGCAAGTCGGGTGCAGTTCCTAGCACCCTGCCGTCTTGTACATAGATGTGATCGCCAACCGTTCCTGAGCCAATGGCGCGGATAGTGTGGCCGCTGGCGCTGCTGGCGGTGACAGTGCCATCGGCGTTTACTGCAGCTACAGTCATGATCATCCGTGGCAATACTAACGCTGTTTGAAGTTGTTTAAGCATGGTGCCTCACTGGCTGTTAGCAGAGTTACGCGATTGAGCGGATCACTGTAATGGATTGTTCGATATCGATATCACCGCGATCACTGACGCTGGCGCGGATGCTCCAACTGTCACACGTTCCTTTAAAGACTTCGGCACCTTCACGAATACCAATCAGCATGCCAGGCGTTGCGGGTGGCAAATCAACCATAACGGGCAAGGATAGCGTGACGTTCAGCTTGTCGCCTGTATCTGCCAGCGCATTGGTGCCAGCGATGCGCGCCGCTTGGTTATCTACGATCAGCTGAGCGCTAATATCCGCAGCAGGAATATTGCCAGCGCTGCCGGTGCGTTTCACCTTAGCGCTAATCCCTTGTTGTTCACCACGCAGCCACACTACATCACACAACGGATTGCGGGAGACTGACTCGCTGTAGTTGGTGATCACGGCATCGTGCACTGTCAGGTCCGGTACCGCTGTTGCCATTTCCCATGGCACGGTTGGCCAGCGGGGAATGATAGTAAGTTTACGGGTGGCATCATCCGCTAAGATCATGCAGCCCAATTGGCTTGCTGCTTCGTTAATAGCGTCGATCGGTGACTTGTTACCCACACTGAACGCGCCTGCAGGGACGCTAAAATCTGGTATCCCACTTAGCTCTGCAGTCCAGCCTGTGTTTTGCAACAGATCACTGATAATACCGCCAAGACTACGCAAAACAGTGTTGGTGTAGCTGATTGGCAAAAGGTAAGGCGATGACAGCTCTGCGGCACGCGAACGGCCTGTGCTGCTGTGGGTTTCAATCCCAAAGGCTTTACTGGCGCTTGGCTGCTCGGCAATGGCATAAAACTCATAACCGTTGATGGTGATCAGCAATAGCTCATTGTGGGCACGCTGCGCATCGATACGGCTTGAGAACTCAAGGCTAACCGACCTCGCCCACTGCCCACGGCTTTGGCTAATGCTCACACTAGTGATCACAATCGGTAAACTGTCTGATACTCGCACGCATGTGATCGTTGGCTGCATTAAGTAGTACCTGCGGATTTGTGGTTCAATCGGGATTTTAAAATCGATATTGGGTAATGGTGGATTGGCATCAATAAGGCCGCCGCCATCGTCCCAGTAGCAATAGTTCGGTGAGGCCGTAAATCTAAGCTGTGTTGGGCTGGTTGAGTTAATCCAAGGCTCACTAAAGCGCAGTGTAACTTTACCCACTGGCGGTACGTATTTACTGGAACATACCCAACGCGCAGCATGGGGAGCCCATGCCACAACCTTGTTATCACCTTGGCTTTGAATGTCGGTATAACTAAGCGCTATCTCAGTCGCTAGTTGCTCGCCGACATGCAATTTAATGGTAATTTGCTGGCTCTTGGCGGCTGCTTGTGACCACTGCATTCCAAGCACTGTCTGCTGCAGATCTGGCACTATCCAATGACTCTCAGCTTGATGGCTATGGGACTGAGGTACCAACCAATTCATATCGAGTTGAAAAGGTACCAACGTATTCCACTGCCACTCAATGGCGAACGCTTCCCCAGCTAATGGTGGCGAGGCATTCCATAACATGCTTATTTGCTGCTTTAGAAGAATACTTTCCCATGCAAAAAGTGCATGAGTGCCGTGTGATTGGCTACGTGTAATGAGGCTAATTTTCTGCTCAATACTTGGACCTGTATCCATTGCCAAACCGCAAAACATACCTATGCTGCCAACACGGATAGGCGGGTCTGGTAACTCAGGAATAGGGTCATCACCAAACCGGATTTTTATCGGTGAAGTTTTATTCGGCCAAGGCTTAGTAAATCTTAAAATGATGGCTGTCATTAGCGTACATTCACAATATTGCCATTAATTAATTCGGCCTTAACTCCATCAACTATTTCAGAGTTATAAACGTTATCATCATCTAATATTCCAACCAGTAAGGAGTGAGTATTACTGTGTTGGATTGGAACAATAAATTTCATCACTTTATTGTTTTGCAATTTGAAATTTTGATATGTTTCACCACTTAAACGATCAATAATCAACACTCGTTCAGCGTTAACATCGGCATCAACTTCAACCATGGCCTGAGCGAATGTCCTATCTTTTGCTGCAGAAACATTGATAATTTTAGTCATACCATTGCTCCGTATTAATCCAAAGATGAGGGGAATAGTTCGATCTTAACAGCGTATGCATGACACCATTCATCGGCACATCAATCGGCCAATCTTCATCCCTGTACCCCATAAAGCATGAGGAATACATACCGGGTATTTTGGCTCTTACCATAGGGCTGATCATGCTGTTTGCCGCAACATCCCCGTTACGATCTGTTGAGTTATAAGGAATAGTCAGTAGTAGTGGTGATAATATGTGCTGAATACCTGACAGTTCAGCATTGAGATTATAACTTGTTATATTGTTATTGCCTGTGAACGGATCGGAAGTGTTGTATTCTTTTACTCCACCGTTTCCACCATCGACATCATAAAATCGTGCATATTTAACGTTATTGTTTACGCCCATATTACCTGTTGTATTGCCACCACCAGTACCACTAACCAAAGTAAAAGTGCTTTGGTCATTTGCATAAAACGACTCAACGTCACCAATGAAATACATTTGAAAATTGATATAGCTACTGGTGCCATTACCGTCTGACATTGTCATCTTATTAGTCTGATGTAAGATTAAATAGAATCCCCTTGATGTACCGATGATCTCCCAACCTCTGTGAGTAGATTGCTGAGTCAAAGCACGGTACGGTACTCCTTTGATGAATACATCGAGGTCACTCATACCTGCACTGGCCCACATGTAGCAAGTAGCATTATTCGAGTTGGCACCACTAAATTGAAAATAACCACCACTACCACCGTCAGTTGTGGTGTTGCGAAACGCAACTTTAAAAGCGGCTGCATTTTCAAATTCTAATGTCCACCCAAGTGGTGCCTTAGTACCATAACCCTCAACCAACACTTTTTTTAGAATGTTAATCCACTCTGACGTATTAGCATTAACCAACTGCGGGGCACCCGCATCATCCCAACGATAAACAGTAACTGGTAAGCCCATTGCAATTGCTCCTATGACTCGTTGCCGAAAAATGACAATACGGCTTTATCTGTAGTGATTTGACTGTGACCGACCTGCACATTGCGCAGCAACATTATTGGGTTTGAGGCCGCGAACGTGGCGAAACGAATCGCTTCGCCTTGCTGCCAACCGCCACCCCATGCACCTGAGCGAATGATGAAATAAGGGGCATTAGTCAGTGGGTTAATCGGTGCAAAATCATTCAGCGTATCGCCTGCTGCAATTTGACCAAGACGGCGGCCAACACAGCGAAATGCGGTAGCTGAGGTCATAATCAATACCCAATCTTCATTCACTGCAGTGGTGTTTTTGACTTCAAACGGATAGTCAACCGCATTCACGTTGCCCGTTGCTGGGTCGCCATCGAGGTCCCAATTGTTGGCCCATGCCGTCATATCCCGCACTCTGCCAACACGCGCCTGCAGGTCGCCAAGGATTTGCACACTGGCTAATGTGGTACCTACTGGATATTCACGGGCTAAGGGCTTGGCCAGCACAACGCTATTGCCTGTAAACGATGAAACTAGACCGAGTTCCATAATGGTATCGCTCAGCACAAACGGCGCAGTAAACCCCGTAAAATCACTGTTAATCGTGACCGTTCCGGCCACCTTGTTTACCGTGAAATGGTCATTGTTAGTGGTCCATAGGCTGGCGCCATTGGCATCGGTAATATCTACAAACTGGGCATTTTCACGAATCGTAAACACAGTGCCGACAGAGCCTGTGACTTGCTGCACTTGAGTATGAGACAACGCGACAGTGCCCCAGCGTCTGAACATATCGACAATGCCGTCATTGGGGATACGCAGTGGGTTGAGCCCGTAAATCTCGGCAGGGGGTAGCTGGCGCAATTGGTCGGTAATGTCATAGCGCAGCGTGGTTAAATCCACCGGATTAGTAAATAACAGTTCAACCAAACCATCTACGATAGTGCCGCTAATGCCACTGCCAGTTATCACGCCTTGATTGTCAGATGAGGCGCTAATAATGGCATGATCGGATATCCGTTCAACCTGCACGTAAAAGCTCTCTAACAATGGATTAGCCACACTCAAGGCAAATTTAGCCGTAGTATCGCCGGCTGCCGCTGCAGTGGTTGATTCAACTAAACCTGAATAGGTCAATTCAAAATCACCACGGCTGACCGTTTGCTTGGTAACGACACCTGTAAAATAATCAATGGTCGCCAGCAATTCACTACCATCATAGAGTTTACCGATACCGCTATTCACATTTTCATACACGTCCTGAGGCACATAGTTACTATCAGCAAACACAGCGCGGCCTTTGAGACTGCCGACCGTTAGCTGCTTATTCGCTGGGAATGCACTAGCGCTTGAGTAAATGCTGTATTTGTAAGCAGAAACATAATAGAGCGAGACTGTGGGATCATAATGAAATCGCGTGTCGCTGGCCATTGTCACTGTCACGTTACCAGTACCAACAGTGACAGACTGAATATAGCCACTACTTCCTCCAAAAATGGCATAGGGGACTGTCGATATCGCAGTAACATTATTTGTATCGGTCAATAAATCAGGCGTTGTGAAGGTATAGCTGTACGTCCCTTCTGCACTTGGCTGACTAATTACTTTGCGGATCACTTGGCTAACAGTAGCATCGCCATTATCACTGCCACCTGTAATAGTATTGCCTGGCTTTGGCGCTAAGGTGGTGATCGCAGGCAGTAGTGATAATTGAGTCGCGCCCACAGCTAAACTTACCCCGCTGGCGGCGGCAGTCAGCTTAGTTACCCCGTGGAATTTCAATGGGGATGCAGTGTTAGATAATCGCAAGCGAGTGCATTTACTCTGGCCATTGATTTGCAAACCGGGTTCTGGTGTCGCAAAAGGGATCGGCGGGTCAAATACTACGGTACCCACAGCACCGTTCACTATGCTGGTGCGCGTGACTTTGCAAAAATGGGTTTTGCGTGGCCATGCCACGTTTTCAATGCCAGGATATTCCACGGTGATGCAGATCACTTGGCCAACCTGCAAATAAGTGGTTTTCCAATAATCTCGATCATTAAATCGATATGACGACTGCAGGTAATCTGAGGAAAACGAGTTTTGGTTCACAAGGAAGCCGGGACCACCTTCACGGATCAATTCCCCTGCAGTGACTGACGACTCAATGATCTCTTTCATATCCGTCATGCGAGATTCATCATCCAGCGCGGCAGACTCGATCATGAATACGTTAACTAATGGGTCTATGGGTGGCTCACTGATAAACACATGTGCATCAATCAAAGTGCTGGTGTCTGGCGTATCGAGCGCAGGGAACGCTTTTACAATGTCGATACTGGATTGGGCATGGTCGATATCGGATATCGCTGAAAATAGCTCGTTAAGCAAGCCTGACTGCACAGCGTTCTTAGTCCGTTGGCCGCCAGCCTCATTACTTGAACCCAGTAACTCGGGTTTAAATACTTTTAAATCTAAACGGGAAATAGTCATAAATGGCCTATAAGGTCAGAAACTTAAGAACCACGTTAGTGAGCTTTTCAAACCCACCAACTTCGTCAAATAAATCCTCACCCGTTATGGGCGAGCCTGCAGTGTTATCCCAAACTACGTTGTAACTGGTGCCTTCATAGGCCAACGTGAAGGCGGTTAACGTAGTGGCGGCATGGGCTTTTAGTTGTTCAAACTCAGTGCGCAGCATCCATCCAGATTTGGTGCCCAACTCCATGGCAATACCGGCTGGGATAATGGTTTGCTGCACCAATGGCGCACCGTTTAAGGCGCGCTTCATATTGGCCGCAACGCGGGGCGTGTTGTCGCGGTTTAACCACAGCAAATCCACCGCGATATCTATGCTATCGATGGTTGTCATAGGGACCTTTGATTAATTGGAGCGAATAACAGGATTGGCTAACCGCCAACAGATTGCAGACGTTTGATCTCGTTCATCAATTCGGTGACGAGGCTGCGCTTCATTTGGGCGTTAAAGGTGCTATTGCCAACCTGCAGTTGCAGCACTTGCATATCTGAAGTGTTAGCCACAGATTGCGTGCTGGTTTGGGTATTGGCTTGCGTGTTAACGGTAGCGGTTGCTTGATTTTGAGCGGTAGTTTTAGCAGTCGCGGCACTGGCTTCGGCTTGCTTCTTCGCCTCGGCAGCGCTTTGCTTATCGGTGGCTTGCTGGGTTTTAATTTCAGCAGTGCGGAACTCATAAACTTGCTTTAGCGTTCGCTCTGCTTCATGTAAATCGGCAATAAGCTGCTTATCGCCTGTGCGTTCTGCAGCGGCGAGTTGTTCTTTAAGATCGGCAACTTGTTCTTGATAGCGGCGTTTTTCTATTTCATCTTGACGGCCAAGGTAGCCATCAAGCTCATCCTGCAGTGACTTAAGCGTGGACTCGGCACTATCGCGCAGAGAGTCCATGCGCTGTTTGGCGCTTTCCAGTGCGGAAGTGAGTAAAGACATATCTTGATCATTCACTAGATCAAGCGCTTTAGTTGCTCGTGTTGCGCTGTTGATAATGCTGAGATTCGCTTTATCGGTATTATCGAGCGCATCCACTAGATTAAGCAGTTCAAGCTTTTGCCGATAATAAGCGCGTTCGGCAATCTTGCCAGCTTTCTCGGTTTCAAGTGCCCAGGTGCGAAGCCCGACAAAATCAACCGTTTTAGCTAACGTGTTATCAAGCTCATAAATAACACCCGTTAAACGTTCTATTTCGTTTTCGACTTGCCCAAGATCACCAAATTCCTTTTTCACGTTCTGCACACCATAAACAATGGTGTTGAAGTAACGCGCAGCACCATCACTTAAAGCTTTTACGTTGTCATATATGGCGGTACCAATATCGGCAAAATATTGGGCAATAGACTGCAACCCAATGCCAGCTTGTTCGGCTGACTTTTCTACCGTATCCATGGTATTAGATATGGTGGTACCTATTTCTGTAGAACCTTTTTTTACATTATCAGCCGTTTGTTGAGTGTTATCACCTAAGCCAGATTGGGCATCTTTTAATCGAGAATATTGCGCAATCAGTTTATCGATATCGCCCGCAAGCCCCATAGTCGCAGCTTGTTGCCTTAGGCTAGCCTCAACCTGCCCATCACTTGCTTGACCTACTTTTAACGACGCTTGTTCGGCCTTAAGCGCAGCTTCGGCATACTTTAAAAACGCTTGGTTTAGTTCATAAGTAGAAGCGGTTCCTTCAGCTGTTCCTTTTTTTACTAAATCAAAAGTGTTTTTGGCCTCGGCAGCTTGGTCACGTAAAACCTTAATTGTTTTGATACCAGCCGTTAGCATGGCAGCTTCGTAGGCACTTGTTGCGGCATCAGTTTTTTTAACTTCTTCAGTTAGCTGAGTTTGTGCCTTTGCCAACTCTGTCGCGGTCTTTTTAGCTTTATCTTGCGCCGCTTGATAGTCATCAACCGAGGCTTGTCCAGAGATAAAGGCATCGCGCACTTTACTTAGTTGATCTTGCGCTAGCTGGTTTTGCTCCTTCCTTAAATCAATAGTCGCCCACATCAACTCCATGTTAGACAAAGCAAGCTTGTCTTGCTTATCAAGCTGCGATAACTGCACATCACCGAGGCGCAATGTGGCGTTTTCAAGTTGGATCTGCGCCGCCTCAAGTTCAGCAAGGGTTGCTGTACCTGAGTTTTTTAATGCGGTGTAATGCTCTTTAGCCGCCTGTTCGCGAGCCTTCCATGCATCAACTTCTTTAGTTGCAGATTCATTGGCTTTTTCGGCCGCTGCCACCGCTTGTTGACTCGCTTCTATCTGTTGTTCAAGCTGGCTTTTAACTGCCGCTTTTACTTTTTCAGCATTATCAACTTGGGTCTGAGTGGTGCCATCCGAGTCTAAACGGATATCAACACCCATTTGTTTAAGTGCAGCAGTCGCATCACGGGCATCTTGCTCGACTTGATCAAGATAAGCCTTAGAGACAGCCTTAAGCGCGTTCGCTTGGGTTTGAAGAGTTTGCGCTAACTCATCACCACCAAACACCCCAATGACCGTCGCCCAACCTTGCAGAATAAGGGCGAACACGCCACTTATTGCGGCGCCAAATGTAGCCACCACAGAGGTGAAAACGTTAAACACTAGCCTTATGGAACCCGCGACAACATTAAGCCCAGTAGCAAAGGCAGTAATGTTTTCCAACATGCCTTTAAGGCTTGCGCCACCATCTTTTAAAATGGCTTTGAAAAAGTCACTGATATCTTGTGCTGCGGCCTTAATCTTGCCGCTTTGATTTAACTGATCAAAACTGGTGTTAATGTCTTTGAGTAAATCAATCGCCACTTGATAGGCGCCAGAATCAGCAATGATCTGCTTAAACGACTCCCACTTATTCGAGAGAAGATTTAACTGACCACTTAACCGATCGAGACTTAATGCCGCTTGACCATTGGCTTGCTTGCCCATTTCGTCAAACAGTTGCTGCATCACTTCACGGCCAAGCTTGCCCGCTTCACTCAGCTTACCCAGTTGGACCGTGTTTTTACCAGTGACCTTTTCCAGTAAGTCCCACACGGGAACGCCGCGTTCTACCAGCTGCAGGATTTCTTCACCTTGCAGCTTTTGCTTGGCCCACGCTTGGCCTGTGGCGAGGATGATGCCTTCTAGCTTTTCTTGGCTACCGCCTAGCTTAGCGTTGTAATCGACCATCGATTGCAAGGCCCCATTCATGGGGTCAATGCCGAAGGTTTTTAACGAGGCGAAGGCTTGCTTAGCGCTATCGAGCTGGGTACCAGTACGGTTAGCAAAATCCTTGATCCACGCCGTTGCTTGCTCGCCACCTGCAATACTGCCCATCATGGCAGTCATTTGCGCACTAAAAGAGGCCGCTTTATCGCCTGCGGTGAGGATTGACTTTAGGCTTTCCCATAGGCGATCTACGCCAACATAAGCGCCAGCCATCGCAATGAGTGAGCTAGTTGCGGCTTTGATGCTACCGCCAAAATCACTCGATGATTTTTTGCTTTCATCAAGCAATTTATTGTGGCGAGCAAGCTTATCGTTTACGCCCTTTAGCGCAATTTCAGCGGCGGCTTCTTGGGTCTTTAAGTCTTTGCTGGCATCAGCCAGCTTGTTCATATCAATACCGGCTTTATTCAGCACGGTTTGCTGTTTGTCTAACTCCGCCTTATTGCGGCCAAGGCTAGAGCCGAGTTGATTTAACTCAGTGCGCGCGCCTTTAACCTTAAGTGCATACTCGGCCTTTTTCTGGCTAGCCTGATCAACTTCGCTACTTAATTGCTTAAGCTCAATGCGCTCTTGCTCAAGCTCGGTCGCCAGTTGGTTAGCACTGGAAGCAGTATTTTTTTGCGCTGTTTCGAGCTGTTGTAAATCGGCATTCGCAGCAGCAAGGGCTTGGGCTTGATCTTTACTTGCCTCAGCGCCTTTATCTTGCGTCGCAGTTAAGCGCTCAACCTCAGCACAGGCAGCGGCCAGCTGTTCATCGTATTTGCTTAGCTTGGCAACGGTTTGGCTGTACTCAGTTTCAAGTTTACTGGTTGAGGTTGCCGCCTCTTTTTGGGCCTGCTCAAGTTGCTTTAAATTCTGCGCGGCTTGCTTTTGCTCTTTGCTGAATTGTTCGAGCGCGCGCGAGCCATCGATAAAACCCTTTTCGCCTTTAGTGATGGCGGCGGTGAGATCATCAATCGCCTTGATTGCAGCCTGTTGCTGCTTTAAATCATCTAGGCGTTCGTTTAAGACTTCACTTTGGTTTGCTAACTCTTGCAATGCCTTTTCTGATTTAGCCGCCTCACTTGAGAACAAGTCGCGGCCTTGGATGATCAGGTTGATTACTTGATCTTTAAAACTCATGGCATCACCGATTGATAGGAATTAACAAACCAAAATAAAAGCCCACAGCACATGGATCACATGCAGTGGGCTATTGGGAACAATCTTTAGACTTATGCTGCGCTACGAACGAAGAACTTAGACTTACCCGTGGCAACGATTGACGGATCGGCTAACACCGCGCCTTCGATATCGAACGAACCGAAGTCATCGCCGATAAGGTCCATGCCTGCGGTAGGGCTTGGGCTCCACTTGAAGAACTTCAACGTCCACGGTTTACCTGTGGCATCGTTTACGCCATCAATCACTACAGGCACCACGGCACCGGATTCGGTTAATGCTTGCATCGCGTTACCGGCTTTTTTGGTGTAAGTCACTTTAAGCGCTTCGCCTTCAGTGATAGCACCGCTCGATAGCGCACGAATACCGCCAGCACTGACTACATAGTCAACATCAACATCATAGGTAGTGGTACCTGCTGCATCGGTAACAACTGCTGCCACGGCGGTATCAATCATAAAGGCGGTATCGGCTAAGCCATCTAACACAGCAGTAATGGACTCAGGGGTAGAGATTGCACCCGCTGTGAGCACTTCCACTTTGCCGCGCAGTGCCATCGCCATGTTGGCATTACTAAAATCGTTCATGGTGAACGATAATTTTACTGATTTTACCTTGGTAATTTCAGCAGCATAGCCACCGCCACCACGGTAGTTTGGTTGAGATTTTGTGTCTTGTTCAATGGCAACTTTAACGCCTGAGGCGTTGCCAACATCGCGGCCCGCAACGTAAACGATGCCTGAGCCGATGTAACTTTCGGTTACTGTTTCACTCATAGTGAGTCTCCAAATTTAACGGTATTAACAAGGGATAGGGTGATAACCGCTAGGCCATGTTTTTCATGGGCTTCGGGCATGATGTACTTGCAGGGCTCAGACTCTTTAAAGCTGATCACAGAGGGCAACCAACTGGGTTTTTCGGTATTACGTTCATCTTTATAGAACGTACTGCGAATGGCGCGAACCAAGTTAATGAGATCGGCGGTCGGGTTGGTTGACTTGGTTAGATTGATACCCGCTACCACTTGCAGCACCAAATCATCACGGTAATTATCGCGACCATTTACCGAACCAGCTTCATCAGTGAATGGCTGCAAAAAGATAAACTTCTTTTCAGATGCGACCGATTGCACATAAAAACCTTCGCGCACAGTGGCGCCGTCAACCAGCGCGAGGCGGTCTAAAATTGCTTGGATCATGGGACTGTCCTTTCGGTATTTATCCTTTAGGCATTAACGATTAGCGTACTGGCCATATTTATTTCGCAGATGAGCAAAAATCGGCGGCTCAATATCGTCGCGGATCTTGCTAAAACTGCCTGCCACTGAAGGGCCGTACATCGCTTTTTGTCCTTTAAGCTTGCGCCAACTGTTATCACCTTTCTGGCGTTGGAACATGATTTGATTGCCATTGCGGCCAATCAAGGTAAAGGTGCCTTTAAACCAAGTGGGGTTATTGCGCAGCGCACTGATCATGTGACCGTCAGGCCGAGAGCCGCCGTTCTTTCCTGTTCGGGTTAAGGCTCTGGCATAACGGGTTAGTGTACTGGCACGATAACGAGCGGTGATAAACCCTTTTAAACTGCGTGGGTCAAAACTGACAGACAAATGCTGCTCAATGTAACTGCGGGAGCGGAAGCCATAACGGGCAAAAATGGCATCGACGGCCGCCTTTTCACCAAACTTAACTGCGTCCTCAATCGCCCGTTTAATCGCTGGCGCTTGTGCATCACGAATGCGGTTAAGTTCCTTTGTTACTGCCTCCATGCCTTCAATCTTTATGCGTGCCATTAGCTAGGCCTCAAGCGGAATATAGATAAAGGTCACGCTGACTGAATCCATGCTTACCCTTTGGGTGAGCCGTCCTTGCTGGACGCTAATGCCCTCACCTATCGTAAACTCATCACCAGAATTTACCGCCCCTTCGGATTGTAAAAACTCGGCACGACTGATTAGCTCGGGAATATATTCATTAGACGAGGCCGCAATTTCAGCGCCGTTATCATCCAAATTCACCAGGCGAGTAAATGGCGCAGAGCCATCGCTTGGGGTAAAAAGGCACGGATCAGCCAAACGCTGAAACAGCCGCACCATTTTACCCCGCACGCGTTCGGCAAAGTGGTTGCCAACGTTAGGCATTGATCTTCACCCAGACGCTGGTAGATGGATTTGCCGCTGCAGCCCATACTTTGCCAGCTAAGGTATTGCCCGTGGCGAGTGATGTGATTTCATTAGCGGTGGCGTCCCAATACGCGGCTGCGCCAACTGCGAGCACATCTGTGGATTTTTTAGGGAGTTCAAACACGCCTTCGGTTACACCTGTACCTTCGGTATCGGCGGCAATAGCGCCAATCGCCACAACTAACAATGTAGCCAGTAATACCGCTTCACCACTGGCAACTGCGGCGGTGGGCGTAAAGCTGATGGTCTTGCCATCTTGCACATAATTTTTCATGAGAGTGTTCCTGCTTAAAAACAAAACTGAATAAAAAAGGGCTATCGTTTGATAGCCCATTTATGTCGGTTTAGCGCTGTTTACACGCCTGTTGATTTCACCAAACCACGGTAATCGAGCGGCGCCACACCCGCATCGATACGTACCTTGGTGGCTACGCCGTCGATAGTGAAGCCTTGTTGCTGCTCAATGTAAGGCGTGTCGATGCCATCAAGGTAAGCCACCTCAATGGTGTCGCGGCCTTGACCCGCAGAAAGGAACCACTGCACCGCGCTGTTATCATCTAAACGAGGCTCAGCAATCACTTCTGCAAAGTTTTGGATTGGGTTAGCAATACCTGAATTCACATCGGCACCTTTAACAGAACTGGACTTAATGATCTGGTTAAACGTGGTTTCAAGCGCTACAGGGCACAGTACAAACTCAGGGCGAATATTCAGGTGGCGATTACCCGATTTTTGCTTACGCATTAACATGCGATTAGCATCGAGGGCCGCCACACTTGGCGCACCGGAACCTAAGTTGCCGTGGTCATTATGGAACAGCGTTTTGCCATCAGCCATTGCGGGGTTTTTGGTTAATACCGCATATACCAAATCGCCAATGGTGCCTTTGGCGGCAAAGCCCATTTTCATTGGGATATCAGTCAACATACTCATATCGTCGTTGATAATGGCCTGACGGGTAATGCTGAACAACTCGCCATAGGTAGCCAGCGCGATTTGTTGCGCATGGTCGCCAACGGTGACGTACTTGTATTCCGCACCTTCACGCACTTGGCGCAAGCTATTAAAGTCACCAAGGCCAATACGTTTGGCGATATTAAAGTTGCCTAGTTGACCTTTTTTGGTCCAACGCTCGAAGGTTTCTTCGGCGGTTTCCCAGCCCATTAACACTGATTTATTAGCTACATCTAACAGGATATTGCCAAAGTCGCTTGAGCTGTGGGTAAAGGCTAAGCCGACCATATCCATTTTATTGAATCCAGCGCAGCCAATGCCGCGATCCAACAGTGAGGCGCGTGCCAACTCAAGCATGGTGTAGCTAGAATAATTGTTGCTAGCTTCGGCTTTTGCATGGCCGGAACGCGCCATTAACTGAGCACGAATCGAGTCACCAACGATATTGCCGTTGCCCGCATAAATAGTCGTGCGAGGTAACGTAGCGCATGGCGTAGTGTTCTCACCCAGCTTTGCCAAGATCATGTCTTTGGCTTTATCAGCATTGATGTTGGCATCGGCAATACACTGATTACGTAACTCTGCTAACTCAGGAAAGAAAGCAAATGCCGCATTAATACCGTTCATACGCTCAGTATTAAACGCAATCGCAGCCGCTTGAATAGCATTGGTATCGGGTTGATTTGTGGGAGCAGGAACCTGAGCACTCACAATAGGAGCTGGCGCAGGCGCGGGTTGTGGTGCAGGCGAAGGAATGTTTCCCTTTGGTGCAAACAGGTTTTTGAGAGCTTCAGGCATATTAGTAAAATCCTTAAGACGTTTTGAATTAAGTGATGCCGCCATTTGCAGCGGATCGGTGAGGGTGTTGGCAAAACCTTTTTCCACTGCTTCGCGCCCAGTTAGCCAAGTTTCAGCGGCTAACAGAGCGTGGAGTTCATCTTCTGACAAGCCTGTTTTGTGTTGGTAGGCGCCCACTAAATTGCCTTCAACCTTATCGAGCAAGTCGGCGTATTTGCGCATATCTTCGGCATCACCGAGGGTTCCGCCCCAAGGCTTATGCACCATCATCATGGCGTTTTCAGGCATGATGACTTCATCAAAAGCCATGGCAATCACACTGGCCATCGAAGCTGCAAGGCCATCGATGTAGCAAACTTTGTGCGCTGGGTGGCCTTTGATCATGTTGTAAATCGCCATGCCTTCGAATACATCGCCGCCTGGCGAATGAATACGGGCGGTAATGGTGCCCACTTTGCCTAGGGCCTGTAGATCACGGGCGAACTGTTGCGCACTAATGCCCCAGCCGCCAATCTCGTCATAGATCATTAACTCGGCATTACCGTTTTGGGCTTTGAGGCTATACCAGCTATTGGCGGGTTTATTACTCTGGTTCAGCGTTGCGACGGGCACGATCAGCGCTCCGCTTGGCAGCATTGCGCTTAGCATTGCTGATGCTATTGGGGTCTTTTTCACTGTTAGGATCTCCTAGCGAGGGGTCGGGGTCATTGGCCGTGACCATGTTGTTTTCACGGTTGTAATCCACCTCACGCTTACGCTGGCGTTTTACTTCTGCAGGATTACGGCCACGGGCGCGAGTCCAATCGGCCTCGGTTGCGACGTTGGCAGCGATCATCATTTCCCAGCCTTCGGCCTCTTTGCGTGGGTCAATCCATGGCATGGTGGGCCCGTAGTACACGGCATCAAATAAGGTGCGCATGTCGAGATCAGGCGGTAGCACTAATGGGTCCTGCTTGTTGTGCATTTCCATTTTGAGAAAATTGCGGAACACAGGTCGCGACCAGCCAGCACAAAACCACTGCTGCATAATGCGGTTGGATTCGTCTTGCTCAACTAGCTCTTGGCGTTGGCTTGAATAACTGCCGTTGTAGTCACGGGCAATGCTGGAATAGCTGCCACGGGTACCGGCTGCGGCGGCTTTTAATTGGCCGTTACGAAAATCAACTAAGTGCACATTAGGCCGATTGGATTCAATCATGCCAACATCTTCACCGGGCTTGAGATCATCGAAGGTCATGCCAGGTGCAATGGGGATTTCGCGGCTTGACGATTCACCACCTGAGTCAGGAACAAACATGGCGGCATCGCCGCGCTTGATGTAAAACGCCAGCGCGGCCGCAATCCGAGCCGCTACTCGCTCAGATTCTTCATAGTCTTTGATATCGCCAAGGCGGGTTAAAATGCCGTGGAATAACGAAGCGCCACGCAGCTGGTGCAAGCGTTTAAATAAGCCTAAGTGCATCATGCTCGATGCGGGTATCACTTTGGTTTTGTAGCGAAAGCCGACTTGATCCGCAGGGTGATCGAGCAATACGTGATAGTTAACCACTTGGCCCCAGCCGTTAACCTCAAGCCCTTGGCGTACCCGCTTTGCTGGTTCGTTTAACTCGTAGGGGATAAAGTCGGCCTCTAACGCTTCAATACTGTATTGAGTGCCTTGCTCATTTGGGTGGCCGAACTTAGCCACTTTACCTATAACATGCTGGCCGAATACATCGCCATCACGCAGGGCGCTACGTAACACCAAGCGCTCTAATTCAGGACGACTAAAGCGGCCCGTCACGTCACACTTAAGCGACCATGCACCGAAACGGCGCTGAATATCGTTGGCTAAGTCATCTAGGATTTCACCGCTAATACTGCGCGGCTGCGGTTCAACCACAATGCCTTGGGCACCGATCACCCTTTCTTCCATGCGGTCGAGAATACCGATACTGAGATCATGATTTTCATCCAGCCAGCGCGCTTGCTCACGCAGGCTTTTACCTGCAGCAAATACCGCTTGGTTTGCCCCGCGACTTTCCTTTTTAGCGCGATGCGTGCGGCTTGGGCTGGCGGCTTCATACCCTTTCAGGTTGCGGTAGCTCATTGCGGCCGCTTCACGCTGTAATGCTAAACGCGGGGCAAATATCGCCAGCGCATCATTGATAATGCTCATGTGTTGCTCCGACTTATATTTTTAGAAGTGCCTTATTAATGCGGCTTGATTAGTTAAAGCTGGCTAACTTGACGCCACCCTGTGGGCGGCTAAAGGCACTTAAACGGCGCTCCCACTCAAGCCGACCTTGGCGGATTTCGCCTAGGTCCTCAGTGGTCATTGTTTTGCCGTTGATCGTGGTTTGCTTGCCTGCCAACACATCAAGCTCGGCCTGAAAGTACGCATCGATCATCTGTTGGCATTGGGTTTTGGTCATGCTGTTATCCTTGGCTTTATGCTATTTACGACAGCCTATTAACTACAGCCAACCGCCAGAACTGCCACCACCGCCACCGTTTAGGTAAGCAGCATTCGCATTGGCCTGTTTTGCGGCTTTGGGTTTTGGTTCTTTGGGTTGGTCGCTTGATATGGCGATCGGGGTAACTTGTGAAAGTTTGTCGAGGTTAATGCCGAATTTCTCTATCGCGATATACAGCGCGGCTAGGGCGTAAACGAAACAATCTAGTGCCTCGTTGCGTCGATTGCCTGCAGACCATTTATAGATAACGCGCCCTTTGTCGCGCACCGGCACCTTGCGTTCACTGGTGAGCTGTTGCAGCTCAACGTCATCACATACCGCTTCGTTTAGCGGGAAGTGAATCGCACCAGGTTTGCGCACATCAACATCAGGGGCAATCCGTAACATCGACATCAGCAACTCTTTGGCGTTGTCGGTGCCGACCTCCGTTAAATAAACGCCTTTGGCGGTTCGCTTACGGGGGAAGTTGGCGATCGGCTTGCCGTAAACGTTGGCACCTCTAATGGGTATAACCCGCATTAGTCCAAGCTTTTTACTCATGGCGTAAACGTCATCGGTATAGTGGCCGCCTGAGTCCCAACCCACTACGCCAATATTGAGCACAACACCATCGGCACGGGCATAGCTTTGCGCAATACGCTCAGCCACTTTGTCTTTAAGAACTTGGTCAGCGGGATCACCATGGAGAATAAAGCGGTCAATTAGCGCCGCCTCTTTACCCGCACCCCAGCCCCAAACACGGCCTTCGTAACGGTTATCTTGGGTGTCGATACCTGCCGTTAAATACACCACCCAGTTAGGTACTTTGCCACTCGGGTACATTTCGCGGCGCTTCGCTAATTCTTCCCACTCTAAGCGTTCGCCGTTGTCGTTATCCCATGGCTGGCCTAACTTAGTGTTGACGAAAGTCTGCAGCTTTTCTTTATCGCCTTTGGCTTTAAAGAACTCAGTAACCAGTTTCGCCCAGCTGTTGAGCGAGTTATAGGCCGACCAGATATGAATCGAGATATTGGGCGGCGTGGTGATGTCGTTTCCGTCGGCATCATAAAAGTCTAAAAAGTCTTTAGTGCGGATGCCGGTGTTTTCGCATATCCAAATCGCGCTTGGGTGCAGCTCCATATCGTCGAGCTGATTGTTTTCGATGCAGCAACCACAGTGCTCGCATAGGTAATATGCTGTGCTTGGGTCATGCTCGCCCTTGGCATTTTTATGCCACTTAATACCAAAGGGTTCTTCGGGGCCGCCCCACTTTAAATCCTGCAGTTCGTCGCAGTGTGGGCAAGGCAAGTTGAACCTAAAATAGTGCGATGATTCGCTGCAGGCTTTTTCAATCTGGCAGGTACCGAGCACTTTAGGCGTTGAACCGCGGATCGACTTAGGAAACATCGACAGTTCGATACGAGTATCACCGAGCGATGTGGCGTTACCTTCGTGCTCGATGGATTCATCAAAACCAGCTAGCTCATCGTAGATCACATCATCAGTGGAGATTTCGCGATAGTTAGCGGCAGCGGTACCACCGCGCACCATCAACGTTTTACCGTTGGTGAAAATCTTATCTTCTAGCGTGCTGTCTTTATGCTTGCGCCCCATCCAAGGTGCAAGCGATCGCCAAACAGGGATGTCACGAATCGCCGTTTCAACGTGCTTTTTCATGAAGGTTTTGGCTTGACCATCACGAGGTTGATAGATCAACACGTTGCGCTTTTTGTGTTCAATCTTGTAAGCAGCGTTAGCCATCAGCATTTTGGTGTAACCGACACGCGCTGACTTCATTAAGTTAAGCGTGCTGATTTGGTCGTTACCCATGGCATTAAGAATGCCAATTTGAAACGGTAAACTTTCCCACTTACCCTCGGTGTAAGAGGACTCCGACGACATGTAAAAGTGCTCGTCGGCATATTCAGAACAGGTGAGCATGGGTGGGCGATAGAACGAACGCAGCCCAGCAGCAACGGCGGCTTTCAGATTTTTAATCTGCGCGGCCGATATACTCATCTAATAAACCCTCAATGCCCTCCGCAAGATCGGCGGCGGTGTTTTGGCTTTTAATCACCTCCGCTTTGATAGCGTCGATTGTGCGTTCTGGAATGTCGGGGAATTTGCGTTTTACCCGTATATGTATTTGATCGAGCACTGGGGCAATTTGCGCAGCAATGCGATTTAGCACAAAGGTAGCAAAATTAACTTCGACCACTTCTTTGAGGTCTTTTTCGTTTTTAATCTCCTGCCCAACTGCTTGGGCTCGGATTAAGCGCCAGCGTTCGTAGTCCATATCTGGCTTATCGGGATCATCTTCATCGGGTTTAGTGATGGTTTTTTTACGCTCGTTGGCAAGTCTGTTACCCACCACATCGGCCATTTTGTATAAACACACGCGACCGAGCTTGCTGTGCACTGGCACGTCCCACTTATCAAACGCTTGGGTGCTGATCTCAAGGCTTTTGCATAGGTCGGTTTTACTCAGTAGAACAGGCTCGGGTGGTGATGGTTGAATGCGTGCCATGGTGTTCATCTACCTGTTTTAACAGTGCTGCTTTCAGCTGCATCTCCGCTCGGTGTAACTCTTGGGCGCGTAGTTCGTCCTTATCTGTTTGACGTTGCTCACGGCGGCGGCGCAACTCCTGATAAAAAACGTTGGCTAATAGGGTGACGAGCGCGAAGAATATCCCGAGCAAAATGGCGATTTCATTCAACGTAAACGCACCTCCAATTGTGCTCATGAGCGACGATACATAAGCGCTAAAAGTCAGCGATTTTTGAGTGGTCACATCATTAATGTATGGATTGTTCATGCTGTTTTTCCATTCGCCATGTTTCGAGTTTCTGCCAATCGGTATCACACTTGGCGATCACGGCTAAGAGTTGAATGATGCAATCGGGCAGATCGGCATTAGCATCTGAACTACATTCGGCTGGCAGGCACTGGCTCATTAATGATTGCGGCGGTAACACATATTGGGTCTGCTTGGTGACTACGGTGCGCGCAATAGGAGGCGTGCTTGAGCAGCCGCTTAACATCATCAGGCACAGCAGTATTAGCCCAACTTCGGGTTTGTTCATTGGCTGAGGTCCTTAGTTTTTTAATGGCGGCTCGCTGATCGGCAAGCTGGCGATCAATCTCAGCCTTGGCTTTAGCGGTTTGTTCACTGAGCGCTAAAGCAAAGGCGTAATCCTTAGCAAGCCTGTCACGTTCAATGGCCTGCGCTTGCAGTTCATCGGTGACGACAGTGAGATCATCTTGCAGCATACGCTGGTTAACGGCGGCAGTTTCGAGCTGCGAGTTTTTTAACGCGAGGTCAGCTTTAACGGCGGTGAGGCTAAGGCCAAGTAGCGTTATCACTATGATGAGCGCAGCAATGAAATACAGGTGCAGCGAGCCCGTGGCATTAATGATTTTATTCCACATATAAATCCTTTAAGCAGATTGATTGCTCTTTTGCGCGGCGTTCGACTAAGCCAGGTAACTTGATGTCACGCGCATAGACAAACCCATTACAGCCCTTTTTTCCGCAGGCTTCGGTGAGTTGGTGGCACGCTGCCACCCGTTCGCCGCGGAGTAACAATTTGCGCAAAGTGGAGGTTTGAAAGTTACCCGCACCAAAGTTATAAATCAGACTGAGATAAGCAGCGTGCTCACCTTCGGTAAGTTGCACCGGATACGTTAGCCGCCGCAGCTGGCGATCGGCTTTACCTAAATCCTTGGCGAACATTTCAATGCATTGCTGCTCGCTAAAAAACTGGTTGATCTCAAGCTCGGGGCCAGTGTGCCCTAAGCAAGCTGTGATAACTTCCACCGGATCAAGATAGGTGTGCAGAATGGGCTCGCCGTTCGGCGCTTCGGTGGGAGCTATCAAATTAGCCCCAGCCAGCGCGACAGCAGAAGAAAGCCCCAGTGCTACGAGCTTTTGCTTTAATGACATAGGTCAGTCTCCTTTAAAATGAGGTTAGCCTTAGCGCGGCCAACGGTTAGGTCAACGGTGAGGTAGCCGCCTCTAACAGCTGATGTTTTTAGTGTCTTTCAACGTCCGTAGCGGCAATGTCGAACACCACGGCAACACATACCCACCACGACCACCATTGCAGCGGCCGCTTTTTTTCAGCAGGGGTTAGCTAACGAACAGCTATTTGGATGTTTGCGAACAAGAAATAGCGCCAAATAAAAAGGGCCCCTAAAAGGAGCCCTTGGCAGACAAATAACGTGCGACTGAATAAATGTAACCTTAGCAAGCGTATACAAATGTACTCGATTTTAAGGGCCTTGAAAGCGGCAAATGTGCCGCATAAAGCGACAAAAGTGCCGTTTCGGAATTTGTAAATATGTGATACGTGAAAACTTAATCACAGAGGATTTATCGTTTTACTTATCGCTTAAGTGATTTGAGTGATAAAAGCATTTAGCTGAATTTACATTTTACTTATCACTTAACTGATTTAGCTATTTTCAGCGGTAGGCAACACGAACCATGAGAACCATATTCCCAACGCCAAGAAAATGGTCATCACGTAAAAAATTCAGATAAGGGGAAACTGGATGATCGAAGGATCAAAAAACGATCTGACAAAGTTGTTATATTCGGCGGCAAAAATGACCATCAAACATCACTAGGCACACACTTAATAAAATTAAGATAAATCAAAATGATAGGTTAACATTTTGTTACTTGAATTTCTTTAGATTTTAGGGGGCTCATAAAACAACAACCAACCTCCCCAAAATTCTCATATGTAGTGAAGCATTGCGCGTCACTGCCCCCGCAGTGAAGGCAGCCGGAAGGACCCGTGATGATAATAGGTCGCATCTAGCTCTGATGATAGCCATTCTCATTTGAACAAGCCAAGCCTAACCTATTGACAAAGATGATATTTCACAACCAAACAACTCGTCGCGATAGTACTGGAGTTCTGCTATCGACTCCCGAATATCGGCTAAGGCTTCATGCTGATACTGCTTAGCCTTAATCGCATTACGCTCAACCTCAGGCGCCCAAGCTCTAGCTGCGAGCCCTAATGCTGATATGTCTAGCTGCCTGTAATGCATGTACTCATGAAGCTCAGGCATTTGGCACATGATAAACGAACGATCAAACATGATTGAGTTACCCGCAAACACCACGCCAGTCTTAGCTTTACGGTCATGCTTAGGTATTCCCAGTGCTTTCAGGTGTTCGATAACCATCTGCTCAGCCTGTGCTAACGATACTGATGAGGCACGAACAGCAGCTAACAACCCACTCTTGGTATGCACATCTATCGCCCACTCATGTGACCTTGCAATGTGTTCATCGTCTTGATGCACAACAACGTGCAGCGCTTCACCCACTTGGTTTAGCTCACTATCAGTCACGATAAAGGCCAGCTCAAAGATAGGGTAATACTCCATACCCAGCATCCCATTGTCTAAGCGGCCGTTCAGCCCACCCGTTTCTAAATCACCAAACAAAAAGAATTGCTCCATCACCCACCTCACTTTGCTAATTGAATCTCTGCCCTTCTCAACCAATACACATACGACTTCTTACTGTCGAACCCCATCAATGCCCACAGGCCTTTGCACACGTAACAGGTGCGAATCGCCCGAATACAATTTGGCGATAAGCACTCAATCATCTTATCGAACTGGACCACATGCTTAGGAACGCTCAACTCCCTAACCAACGCACATCCATAAACCTGCACCTCGCCTAACTTATCGCAAGCACTGCGATTAGTGAAACCTTTACCGAGTTCTTGGAACGCCCAATAACGCCCCCAGGCATTGAGCCCAGCACGAAGGGCTTTCATGTTGACCAAGTCATCACGCCCATCGGCAACCAATGTCACTCTTAAATTAGATGGTCTCATTCGCTACCTCCGTGATCTGCTCAATCGATAAATGAAAAACATCATCCAAGATGGCAAGAAAATGGTTAGAAGGAACATTGCTTTTGCCGCTCTCCCATCGCTGATAAGTACGGCGATCAACTCCGTAAATCTCAGCCACTTCATGCTGACTAAAGCCCCGAATACCACGCCCAGTTTTTAGAATGATTGCTGACCGATTGCTCATAAAACCACCTTATTTAGTGCCATTGCATACTCTTGTAAGGCTGATGCAACGATCATCACAGCCACCCACTCGCACCAAGGGTTTGAGCACTCCCAACTTTCTCAGACGATCTAGGGATTATCTCGGGCGCAACCTCACTAAAACCGAGCGAAATTAAATGCGCGTGATACGCATCAAGCGCACTCAACATACCCTTATCCAACGTCGAATGAACATAGGTACGCAAAAGCACAGGCAAGGCATGATTAAGCAACCGCTCACCCACCATAGTATCCACGCCCATATCTTGGATAATCGTGCGGCAAAGCTTGCGCAAATCATGCGAGGTAAACTCTTTAAACCGAATCGTCTCACTCCAATAATGCGCAGTGCGCTGGCTAATAGCGCCAACATCACCCGCAAACAAAAACGCCCGTTTACCTAAGTTTTTAAGCTGCCACTGAAAATAATGCTGAATAAGTGCCTTAGCTGTAGGCGTTAACGGTAGCCGGTGCTCTTGGCGGTTCTTCGCGTTCGCCGCAGGAATAAACCAAAACTCACCCGCAAAATGCTCCCATCGTGCCAAACGGGTTTCACCAATGCGCGTCCCAAACATCAGCATCAACATAAACAACATCGCCACCGGCATAAATGCATCACGCAAAGCGATAAACAACGGCCCTAAGTCCGACTCCATCAAGCGCGTATCTGGCTTAGGTGATAACGTTAAACTCATCGTCACTCGATACCCCATCAGAGGATTAAGCAATAACAATCTAAAATCTGCCGCCAAACTCAACGCCCGCTTAAGCACATTCACACTCAAACGAATATAATGCGGCGCATAACCCTCATTCAGCATCAGCTTCACCAACGCACTATCGACCACCAAAAACGACAACTCAGCCAAGGCCACATCACCCAACTTAGGCAACAACTGCTTACGCATAATCGACCTACAGTTATCGCGCCAGCTCGGGCTTAAGGTCGTATTACCATCCAAATAATCCCCATACCACAACAGCAAATCAGTCACAGTCGCAAACTCACCGCGCAACACATCCGCACCCGCACTACGCTTAGCCAGCATCACAGGTAAATCCGCTAAAAACGTCTTAATACACATGCTTGGCCACACGCCTTGCTTCTTCCAAACCGTCTTATCGCCCTCATTAATCACCAAATGCACACTCGCCTTCGTCCTATCCGCCGTCGCCCGTAAACGCAGCTCAGGAAACTGCGGGTCCCTAAAATCCCGAGTCAAACCGCCACGTAACCAACGGCGCAGCGCGGCATCGTTCAACTTACCCACCTCAACCCCGCTAGCAGCCATCGTTTGCCCCCTTAAGTCCAAGGTTTGCCCGTAAATTGGCAATAATTGATTTCGCCTTGGCCGCTTCTGTGGGCCGCGTCACCGTTTCAGGTAATGCCTTTGGCAATTCCACATCGGTCAACTCGCCACGGCTAAAGCGCCGACACAACACTTTGTAATTGCGCTCAAACGTCATTAACACATCCTTTTCAAGCCCAGTGGCAAACATCCAACTGCCCGTTTCACGCACCGCTAAGCGCACCACATCATGGCTCCACGTATGCTTATCAGGGTGATGGTAATGGCAGGTCGCCTCCTTAAACGCCGCTTCCAACTTGGGCAGCCCTAAATCACAGGCCGTGGGTTGGCACCACAAAGCAAACTGGCGCGGTGTCGGCCAAAACTGCCTATCGCCCTGCTCGCGTCTGGCGCGATTCAGCCCCGCTTGCACTTGCTCGCGGCTCGCAATCCCCTGTGCGGCCAAGGTTTTAAGCCACTCGCCTTTGTGGGTCGCTTCGTCCTCAGGCCGTGGCGCACTCACAGGGAACAACACCCGCAACTTGCTAAACACGCTGTCCACAATCGCCATGTCCATCGCCGTCGGCTCAGGTTGCGTCACCCGTTCGCCCTGCCCAACCAGCGGCTGGCGCATCAAGGTCTGTAGTGATTTCATGCTCGTATTTTGCTTGGCAGTCATATCAAGGGGTCCTCAGGGTCATACACCGCATGGCGCCAATCCACTTGCCCAACGGCGGCGGCTATCGGTCTTGGCAACGGCGTTAGCCAATGGCGTTCGCGGATAAACTTGGTAATACCCAACACAAACTGGCCGTTAGCGCTAAAGCCCCAACTGGTATCCAGCGCCGCAGCCTCCTTCAACCAAGTCACCGCCAACACACAATCGGCATCGGTCAGCTTTTCACCCTTCCACGCTTTCCATGCAGCCGAATCCGACCCGCCTTTGCGATGGGCGGGATACGCTTTGAAAAACGCATTGAAAACCGACTTAGCACTCGTTGCTGGACAAGAGTCTTTTAAAGATTCATTGATAGGTTCAAAAGAGTGATAGATTCCGGTGCTATCTGGTGGCACAGGGGGTGTGCTATCTGGTGGCATACCTATGCTATCTGGTGGCACCCCTTCGGTGCTATCTGCTAGCACAGGGGGTGCTACCTCGTAGCAGATTGAAATCGTGTAAATATTGGTTAAATTTCCCTTAGGTCCCTTACGATTTTTAATCGTCACAAAACCCATATCAACCAAGGCCGCAATATGCTTTCTCACTGTGCTATGACCAATCTCGCACTGGTCAGCAATATGCTGATGGCTCGGCCAACACTCACCATTATCGTTCGCGTTGTCGGCCAGCTTAATCAACACCAGCTTACGCAGTGGATTACCCACCTTGGCCTTCATCGCTTTTACCATCAATTCCATACTCATAAACCACCCCCAAACGGAGTAACCCACAAAGCCGAATTGACGCAACCCCCATGCTTTCGTAACATGTAATCGCCTCTCTTAGGTATTAAGCCCGCGCCTGTCGCCAAACTTTTGCGGGCTTTCTTATTCTCGATAAGTAATCGATGCGTGTTCGTGTACCGTCATCAACAACCCGCCTTACCGCCATGACTCGCTAAATACGGATACGCCAGCTCTAACGCCGCCATGCTCGCTTGCGTGGTCGCCGCCGACTCTTTTAACTCACGGTGCGCCGCCACTAACTGCTCTCGCTTGGGCTCATCGCCCAAATGGATCACCGCCACTTGCGCCTCGGCGTTCTCTTTAGTGAGCGATGCCGCCATATCGGCCACATGCAACACATGGCCATCACTCATGCGATCGGCTATTACCGTCACCCCAGTGCAACCAAACACATCGTTGAGATACTGCACCCGCAAATGCTCGGGCAATGCCGCCACCAGTGCTTGCTCAACATGAAACAAGCGATCCACCTGCGGATGCTGGCCCTCGTACTGGCCGAGCCAACGGAACAGCTTTTGCGCATTTATCCGCGCATCGTTATGCACATCTTGAGTGCTCGCAAAGCTAATGCCCTCCGCCGCTAACACCTCGCTTAGCCCAAGGCGCTCAACTGCCGCAACAAAATCTATCGCCAGCGCAAAGCGTGTCATCTTGGGTAGCTCCAACACCCGATGAATCGTTTTCATCAACAAATTCAAACGGCTGTCATTTTTACGTGAATGGGTTTTCATGTGTACTGTCCTCCTTCAACCTAAAGTGAACCTAAGCCACACTCACTGACTCAGGATTATCTAAAACAACGACGGGGTTAACTTTGAGGGCGCCATCGGTTAGGCGCTCGATTTGATAAGCCCGCAGTTCGGGAACGTCTTCACCCCATTGAGAAACGGATGCTGGATTAATACCTAATGCATTAGCTAGTTTCGATTTCCCTTTGAAGTGTTCGACGGCAAGCTGAGTTTTCATTTTCTACCACCCTAAACTTAAGTTTTCCTAAGTATCAGTATAAATAAAACCTAAGTCAAATTGATTTAAGATAACTTATATGAAAACACTCGGTGAACGCTCTAAAGAGCGAAGAAAGATAATCAACCTGACTCAACTCCAACTTAGTAAAAAAGTCGGAGTTTCAAGCGTTACCATTTCACAATGGGAATCAGGTGATACATCTCCAAAAGGTGAAAACCTCTATAAGTTGGCTCAAGCACTTCAGTGCTCACCTGACTGGTTGATGTTTGGTGATAGTAAAAACACGAAGAAACCTGAATCGAATGCTGAATGGGCAGGCGGTTTTGATCTATGGGACAACGATAGTCCACTGGGTGAGGATGAAGTTGAAATCCCCTTTTACGTGGATATCGAACTCTCAGCGGGCGAAGGCATTACAGAAGGTGTTGAGTATAAAGGCCCTAAGCTCCGCTTTGCCAAAAGCAGCCTTAAGCGTCAAGGTGTCAATACGGATCATGCGGCCTGTGTCAAAGTGAATGGCAACAGCATGGAGCCCGTATTACCCCACGGTTCAACGGTTGGAGTTGATACCTCAGCCACCGAAATAGTTGATGGTAAAATGTATGCCATTAACCACGATGGCATGATGCGCGTCAAAATGCTCTATAAACTCCCCGGCGGCGGCTTGCGTCTGCGTAGCTACAACACCGATGAGTGGCCAGACGAACACATCAATAACGAACAACTTAAAAATATTAAAGTGATTGGCAAAGTGTTTTGGTATTCAGTTCTGTTGTAAAACATTTGCAACTCGAAAATAGCTTTTCCAACGTATTGTTGAGTATAACCCTGTTAAACAATTACGCTTAATTAGCCATATTTGGCTTAACTATTTATTTAACAGCTAACGCCCTTTTAAGGTGTAAGCAACGCAATACCAAAGCCGGCGTATACCACCTAAAATACTTAGATCAACGCACGGTAAAATGTCACGCGTTGCGAATCCCTCTTGGACAGTTTGTTATGTTATGGTCTGATTTTTATGCTAATTTTTGATTTAAGCGATCTAAAACACTCTTTGATACACCTAACCACACCATTGCTTCAGCCTTAGTAAGATCAATGCTACTCACATGCACAATTTCATTTCTTAAACGATACATTTTCAAGATTAAATCGGCTAAACCACTGTCTATTTTATCTGAACTTTGTAATTGCTTAACTAATTTGCGAATTGGCTGACGTTTACCATCGGACCCCCAGGGCGAGATCGCACTTTGTTAAAAAAATTGAACTATTCCGCAATGCCATGATCTGAATGAGAAATTAATTACTTGGCCACTCTCCATGTCACTTTTTGATCACCTATCTTTAGTCGAAGACACGCGCTCACACATTAATCAACGCCACAACCTTGTCGACGTACTGTTCTTAATCTTATCGGCAGTAGCCAGTGGGCAAGATGGTTGGGCAGAAATTCAACAGTTCGGCGAGCTAAAACTTGAGTGGCTACGTAAGTTTCGTCCATTTGCTAATGGCATTCCCCGTCGGCATACCATAGCACGTATCCTAAAAGCCGTAGGGCCGGAGAATTTGCAGTTGTGCCTATTCAGTTGGATTAACGACATCCGCACCGCATCAGCTAAACCCATCATTGCTATCGATGGTAAAACACTCAGAGGTGCCTCTAAGTTAGGGTGCAACACCTTACATTCCGTGGGTGCGTTCGACATTAATAATGGCTTGGCGCTTTATCAAGAAATGGCCTCTGGAAAAGGCAAGGAAATTGAAACGGTACAATCACTTATTACCATGCTTAACATAAATAAAGCATTGATAACCATGGATGCTTTGCATGCCCAACGCGCGACGCTGGAAGCGATAGTCGCTCGTAAAGGAGATTATGTGGTGCAGGTGAAAAGTAATCAACGGACTTTATTTCAAGCAGTTAAAGCGCAGTATGATGTGGCCTTCCAAGATGACAGTCAGTTAGCCCAATTTGCCTGTTCGGAAAAAGGGCATGGAAGAACAGAGCAGCGGATTACATTTCAAATCCCATCGAAGCTGAGTCCTAAATTGCAAGAAAAGTGGCCTTCAGTTAAGACATTAATAGCCGTTGAGCGACACAGAAAAATAGGCAATAAGACCAGCATAGAGACCAGTTTCTATCTCTCATCCCATGATATCGATCCCGAATATATTGCGACTGCTGTCCGAGGGCACTGGCGAATTGAGAATAGTCTGCACTGGGTCCTGGATGTGGTTTATCGAGAAGATGCTTGTCGGGTTCACGAGCAAAGAACTGCCGAATCACTGGCGATAGTGAGGCGAATGGCCCTGAATCTGGCAAAACTCGAAATAACACAAAAACGCAGTATGAAGAGTAAGTTACATCGTTCTTTACTCAGTGATGAATATCGGGAATTGATGATTTTTGCAGATGTTAAATCAATTTAACAAAGTATGCTCCGGCCCTGATCGGACCCCTTAGTCATAAGGATATTCTCGATATTTTGCCAAGATTGTAAAAAAGCCCATTCAGGTGCTGTTTGAACTAATTCCAAATCGCTAACACTATAAGAAGAGCTAGGATAAGTAATCGTAATTCCGAGTTCTATTGCATCACTCTTGACCTCGTCAATAGCTTCAACCAGATCAATTTCTATATCGCCATATTTTGCTTTCTTAACTCGTTGTAATAGCTTGGCTACATCTTTTTTGAAATACAGCAATGCGCCTGCGAATACAGCTGGCCAAGCCAAATGACCTAAAAGGTCAACAACTAACTTCAAATACTCGATCATTTTTCTTTCCACTTGAGTAACATAAATCTTCAAGAAGTAGCACGATTTTCAGCGTCCGCTTTACTTGACTTGTTAGAGTTATCATTTGCCTTATTGACAGCTAAATCGTTGTATGCTGACTGAACTGATACAACCAAGACAGCTAACCCAGAAATTAATATGTATAAATCAATGTTTGTTAAGTACTGTTTTAACTCAGTAAAAAATGTACTCAAAATAAGCAATGCCCCACACACTATGCCGCTAGCTTGAAGAATGGAGTTAACCATAATTTGATGGTTGAACTTAGTTTTAGATGCATGGCAGTTATATGTATATTTTGCTACAAATATAAGCCCTAAAATTGCAGAAGGTATAAAGATGACTTTATCCATCGATATTCACCTTCTTGCTTTTATTCACCGAGTCGCCCATAAATAAACCAACTAGCCCACCTATGATAGCTCCAGCTGGACCACCTAGTGATGCGCCTAAAATAGCACCGCCAATACCGGAACCTGCTAATCTATTGTTTTCGCTCGTATGTAACTCTTTATTACAACTGGAGCACAACAACACGAAGTTTTTTAATTCACCAGATACACCTTCACTCAGTTGTTTAATGTGCATAAGCTCCAAATGCTCTGGATCCAATGCCTTGTCACACACTGCACAATGGCTTCCATTATTTGCTAGATTTGCTAGTAATTGTTTTTTCTTATCGTCCATTACTCACCTATGTTTATGAATAACTCTAACGCCCAATTAAGGGGTGAGCAACGCTACCACCTAACCTAACGCATTGTACCGTAACCACTAAAATTGAAGTAGAAGCAAAAATGCCAAGCGTTGGGAATCCCTATTAAATTGTTTGTTATAACTTTGACGCCAGCAGATCTCTTAACTGAGTTACCACACCGACCAGACTTTCATTCGGGTTCGACGCTCCGAAACTGTCTGGACAAACCCAATCTAGAAACTTAGCAGCGTTAGTGCTACCGCCGATCATTGTAATAATATGTTCTTGGACTTCACTAGGAGTTAGACTCTTCTTTGTTTTTTTCGAGTTCACATGAGCAACATAGTCATCGCGTAAAATTAACAAAGACTTATTGCTTGTAATTTGCTCATTGAATTGGCCACGGAGTTGATTGAGCTCATTCGTCATTTCGTTGAATTCGCGTGAGTACTTACGGTTTAACTCAACGTACTTACAGCAGTTTAAAACAATAGAGTTAAAGCAAAGTCTCCATATGCATTGTCGACTGGTTTTTAATTCCGGTTTATGCATGTATGGTTTCGACTCATACTCGCGTATTAGGCTAACTGAAATAGTTAAGTCCCCTATCAGACCAACTAAAATCTCAAGTAACTCCTGATTTCTATTTCTCACTCGTTCTCCCAATAAAAGTTATAACATTTTATTAGTGCGCATGTGCGTTTACCTCATTAGACCAGTGAAAACGCGCACAGTTAACTATCTGTATGCAAAGAACTTATCAGCTTTTTATCAAATACACCATCCGGAAAAACGCGCATGCGCGTTTTTCAAATCTATGAACTAATTTTGGCAATCATATCTACATGATTTTAAATGGTTTAATAATTTAAGCTGGAAAAACGCGCAAAAAAATGAGTTAAAAAACACTCAAAAATAAATTAACTTTTAATTTAACACAAAAGTCACACTTACCACTTCTACATGGAATGTTAGAAAGGAGGACGATATCTTTAAAAACGATTACACAGGACCATAGGTTTCTTTTTTTGTCACTATCATTTATTAAATAAAACCCGCATTTGCGGGTTTTATTTGGCTATTTAATCAAACTCTTCAACAGTACCATCTGCAAAAACAACTTTACGCAACTCCAAAACTAACCTTAGCTTTTGAGGGTCAGCATTTCGTAAATTTCTGCTTGAATCATCAAATTGGTTATAATCCATTTCACCTTCCCAAACGATATTATCACCCGCCTCAATACCATCAGTAAATTTAATGTTCAACATTTTGATTTCATTACCGATAATGTCATTAAAAATTAGCACTCCATTAAAACCATCAATTTTTTTATCAAAGGTATTAGTGATGCGTATATCCATAGTGACGGCGTCACCGCCTAGTTTCGCGTTAAACTCCCTGTAACCCTTTTTGATTAAGAACGCAGGAAATGCCTTTGAGTTAGTGAACACGTCAGGAAGCTTAACACTTGTGTTAGGAATAACTGTTTTCCCTGATGATTTTGCGGCTAATCCAGGAAATGCAGTAACAACTGCTTGCCTTACCTCATACCGTAAATACTCCCTACCAGCCAAGAAACCTAATGCAAACACAAGTAACATAATCAAGCCACCTTTTGCCGTCACGAAATAACCAAGATCATGACGTTCAATAAATTGACTCGCCTTAGACTGAGTAGGTCCTCGCTTATAAGTGACTTGCTTGGCCGATACCTTTGCATCGAAATGTTTAGCTTTAGGCTCGGCTGAACTTTCAGGATTAGGAGTTGGATCGACTGGCTTTATCGTTGAAGGGCTGACAGGAATAGAGCCATCATTATAATTTTTGATAAATTTCTCGTAAACAATGTCGCAATTAGGGCATTTCCATTCTGGAACATCCAAATGTTGATCATCTTCACGAATAAATTGACATGAGGGGCAAGTGATAGGCATAACAAAATCCATAATAACAAATCTCCATTTATTAACAACTTATTTATATCACCCCATGCTTTAAAAATCACCAAATCAAGAATAACCAAAAATATTTTAAGTTTTCCTAAGTTTTAACTTGACCTTGCACTTAAGTTTTCCTAAATTGTATTTAAGAAAACTTAAACAAACTACCGAGGACAAGGAAATGATTCTAGCGAAAGTTCACACCACACCTAAGCAACGCGATGAGTTTCGTCTACTGGTTGCAATACGTTTTGCCTGCTTAATGGCGCTGGCCAAGGGCCACACCGACCCAATGGATTGCCCACGGGTGCAAGCCCGATGCGCCGAGTTGGTCAAGCATTTTGCCTATCACCACCCTAGCGCTGCCTTTTACCGCCAGTTCATCCGCCACACGGGCGAACTCGGGCTCAACTTCTGCCTGCGCTTCACCGAGCCCCAACAAGGTTTGTACGGCAAGGTGATGGTGTGGCGTAACGAACAGGCGGCCACTAACGTGCATCCGCTGCAACTCACCCAAGCGGAGCAACCAACATGAATGGCATCAACACCGCGTTTTTGCTTATGGCCCAGTTCAACAAAGTGATAGTGCCACTGGATCAAATCAGCAAAGAGTATTTTGGCCTCGAACCCCGTACCGCGGCCAACTATGCCAAAGCCGGCCGCTTGCCCTTAGCCGCCTTTCGCACCGGTAACAGCAACAAAGCGCCTTGGATGGTCAATGTCACCGACCTTGCCGAATACCTCGACAAGCAACGCGACGCCGCCAAGCAAGATCAAATCAACTTAGCGTAATCAGCGGCTCAGTGGGGAGGTATCTATGTTTTTTGTTTACGGCGTGTCCATGACCTTAGCGAAAAATCAAGCGGCCAAAAAGTGCAGCACCTCAGTAGGCGCGCACCCTAACCGCCGTCAACTAAGCCCCGACGAGTACCAAGCTAAGTTGAATGATATGGCGCAGCACTTATTTGAAACCATGAAGCCACAACGCCTGTCGCATTCGTTATCGACGCCCGCGCTGTGCCAGCAATACATTGTTTTAGCCATGACCCAAGAAGCCCACCGCGATGTGCATATTCGCTATCACAAGCTGTCGGACAAGGTGAACCCAAAAACCAAGAAACCCATCATCAATCTGGTGGTGTTTAACGGCGAAGCCGCAGCCTAGCCCTGCTGAGTGTGATGACGAGAGAAGGAATGCAGCATGTTAACTGATGACAAACCGCTACACAGCGATATCAAAATCGGCGTTGGCCATATCGTCGCGTTTAAGGAAGGTTGGATGTTGCCCGGTGGCAAGTTTACCACCGACCGCACTGTCGCCATTCGTGCCGCCAAAGGTTTGCACCGTTTCTTGGTTAGAAGATAAGGAAATCAACATGAGCCAACACATCGAAATCCCCGCATTCTTGCTTGAAATGTCTCAGCAAATGCACCAACAAGATAATCGCATTACTGCGGAGCCAATCTGGCAAGTGCGCTGCAAGCGCTATTTGCTCACCGAAAAAGACTACAACGATCATCACTGGGAGATTTTTTACGGTGAAGACGGCGATTATTCAACGCTCTATCGCTCTGATGATGGCGATAAAAGCAACCTTGCTGAATGGTTGCTAGAGCATGATGCCCAATGGTGCAAAACGTGGTTATTCGAGAGCGACAAGATCGAATCTTATCACGATGAAATCGAATCATTTGCCGACGTATTCACTCAAGCGTTTATCGAAGGTTTTGATGTTGATTCAGATCATTACGATTTGCCATCAAACCTCACAAAACTTCACTTTCAAGAAATTGAAGAGGTCATTAAATCCTGCCTCACCGAAGCTGATGCGAATTGGTTTATCAGGCGTAAACAGCATGATTACCCACATCTATATACCTATGTCGCGTCAATGTATTTGTGCCCTCAAATGATTGAGTTACGCAACTGGATCCTGTCACTGACTAAGGCAGAGGTGAAAGCATGAACCCATTATTCTACCTACGCGATTCGCGCGGCAATGTTGGCAGCACTTGCATGTTTTGGGCAGACCGTGGCGGCTATACCAGCAACTTAGAACTAGCTGAGGTTTTTACCCTTGAAGAAGCACAGCGCCAATTTAATAGCCGTCACACTGACGTTCCACTTAGCAAGGAGCTTGTCGATGAGCAATCAACCGTGCGCGTTGATCACCAGTATCTTGGCGATGAGGGTGAAAAGTCAGGCTGTGATGAATACGTTATTCGCATTGGGGATCGCACTGATGGCAATGATGTTTATTGGCTAACCGTCGATTTTAGCTCTGTAAGTTACAAGGCATCTGCCGTATTTGCATACCAAGTTGCGCTAGTCAGAGTAAACGAACTCAAGACACAAGGTATCGTTGCCACTATCTATGCCAAAACTGACATAGACGCCATCGCGCGCCGCACTTTTCAAGCCGCCAACATCAACGAGCGCAGCATGATCACTGCTGCTGGCATTCGTAAACCCAAGCGACCACGCACCCGCCGCACCACAGGTAAAACGCGTGGCAATTGCCCACATTGTGGCTGCATTACTTGGGGATTAAATCCTTACGAAGCCTATAGCTGTGCTGATCAATATAGTGAACGCATGGAGCTTGATTTCACGGTATCCATAAGCTGCAAAGAATTGAAGGCAAGGAGAAAGGCGGCATGAACCACTTACTCCCAGGCTTTGAATCACAAGAGCGCGTTGCGTTATTGCTGTCGCTTACCCGTATTAGTTCGCCCGAGGTGATCGCCGCGTTAACGCTGCATTACACCAGCGCCCTGCCCGCCGAACGCGCGGCGGCTCGCCACGGGATCGAACTGTCGAACTTTATGCGCGGGCAAAAGAAGCTAGAGCAAATAGCCGCCACGGTCGAGGCCATTAAGGCCATCGACTGGGCCAAGCTGCAATTAACTCATTTGCAATCAAGCCCTTTGCAACCGAAGCAGGTGGCCTAAATGACTCAATCAGCGGCGTTTCACCATCTGTTAAATCATTACCGCAGCCATAAGTTAAGCCTGTTACTCAAGGCCACAACGGGCGACAGCATCAAAATTGCGCTGGCACTGGGCGCGTTAGATTGCCTGTACTGGCAAGCATTGGGCAATGGCTTAACCAACCTCGCCAAGGGCATTAGCCGCACCATAGTGTATTCGTACCGATATCACCCAATGCGCCTGCCCTGCCACGCGCCTGTCAGCCAAACCAGCGACAACCAAAACAAGGAGGCGGCATGAATACGTTTAGCACCAAAGATGGCGTGGTCACGTTATCTAAGCCCTACTCCACCTTGATGTGCGATCAGCAACAAATCGAAGTGAAGTACACCCCCAACAATTACCACGGCTGGGGCATTTGTAAGTCTTTTAACGCCATCGAGTGCAGCGACTTCGGCCAAGCCGACGCCGAAGTATTCGCACTCAACGCAGAATCAAAACTCAGGATAAAAGGAGAAGCAGCATGAACCCAATACAAGCAGCAACTGTAGAACGTGAAGAAGGTTATTGGACCCATCCCGATTTGCCCGAGTGGGATGAAGGGGTAACACGCGCAGAGTGTGAAGCATGGGCGGCCGAAAACGGTGGCGATTTGGTTTGAGCGCGATTTAGTCTCCACCATTTTGTATAAATGAATCACAATAATACTCGGATACACCTTGCGCTTCACAATAACTTGAACGCTTGTAATCGTGATATTTACTGACTAGGAAACTCAAAATGAACAAAAAGAGTATAGGTATAATTACCCACTTAATTAGTTTTTTAAATATATTTGATAAATCTGTATCTAAAATCGTACTTGAACACGCTTTAATAATATCTCGAATTTTTGCCATTAATTATATAATCTCAAATAAATAATTTAGGTATTTTTATGGATGCCCGATATAGATTTAACTTCACCATATTCACACTCAACCGATACATTAACCATACCCTGCCTTAAAATAAAAAAAGTGTAATCAATATATTCAGATCTATACTTTTTCCCAACACCTGCAAACCTAAATGCTACAAGTTCAAATTCACCTTTATAGCCTGCATCACTCAACTTTTTACAAGCCTCAATTGCGGCTTTTTGCACAGAGCCGCATCTATCTTTTAAAAGGTCAGATTCTGAAATAATAAATGTAACTAGTGCCAA